TTGACAGGCCATTGCAATGAACCGCTTTTGCCAACCCAAGGCTTGACCCAATCTTTCCCATGTTTCTCAATGCTATCTACGAAACGAGATACCATCTGCTCTGTATACTCTTTCGGTTTCATTCGCCTAACTCCTCTCTCTCATACTGTTCGATAGTTTGTTGGCTCCACAATGAAGATACTTCCAACTCTTTCAAGTGAAGTTGTTCCTTCAAATCCTTTACTTTTGCTTTGAGATCCTCAATCTCAATCACCATATCTTTGATAGACATATTCTCTCCTTTCATTTCTTTCCATCTTTCCCCCCCTTAGAGGGGGAAATGTGGAAAGATTACTTAAATGTATTCTAAGACTTCAAAATCATCGACCCACATGGGTTCCATTTTGATATGACTTGGCTCAACCACATCAATCAGTTTTGCCCCGTCTTCTATCTCTGTCATCTGTGCTGGGGACAACTCAATCTCGCAAGCCATCTTTACCAGAACCATCGCTCCTTTTTGTTTAGTCATTGATATCTCCTCTGTTGACAATGAAGTTCTCTAACTCAGATTGTGGAAACACATACACTCCAGTTTGAGTTTGCATATCTTTCAAACCCATTGCGGCGTGTTTGATTTCCAAATCGTTTTGATCTCTCAAGCCCATCATTAAATCATTGAAACGATAGACCAGAGTTTTTACTTGGTGGTTTGTGCAATCGGTTTTCATTTCAACCCCCAAACAACCAAACAAAGAAATAGATTTCAGCTAACACAAGCGTCAGCGAAACCACCGCAAGAATATCTAAAGCTAAGTTTTTCATGTTGAGTTCTCCTTCTCAGTAATCATTATCCACACCCTGTGTATGTTGTCAACAGGGTATATTAAAAAGATAGTAAGGAGCGAGGCTGTGACACCTCGCTCCAGTTGTACTAGCCCTCGAAGGGTTTGTGTTGAATCTGGTACGACTGTTGGTAGTCGTTCTTGAAGGCCTCATGGACTTCAATGGCGGCTTGCATGATTGCGAAGTTGACTTGGTAGTCAGCTAGCTTGTCTTGCAAGTATTGTTCTTTCTTCATCTTGTTGATGCTCTCTGTTACCTTCGATGACTCAGCGTCGAGACTCTCAATCTCTGCTTGCAAGTCAGCAATTTGTTTCACTAGATAACCACAATAGTTATCGTGAGCGTATGCTGTGTTGCGCGCCCGTTGAGTTTGAGAGGCATGTGAGTCAGAGGCCATGGTGCAATATGCAATCACCCCGTTGACGTAGTTGTCATGCTGAGTTTGTGTTTTAGTATTAGACATAGTAGTTCTCCTTTAGAAGTGGTTGGGGACATCCCAACCTAACGCGCCCAACATTACACGCTGGAGAATGATTGCATAGCGGCGAAGCCGCGACCCCCAACACGGTCGGGCGAAGCCCGAGTGGTGCGGGCCGGGGGTATGCAATCAGGCGACAGTGTGTACGTTAGGGCAAGTCGGTTGGGAATGACCCCTTACCGCGACTAAGGAGGACTGCGACCTAATACTAAGCACAAACAAACATGCACAAATGCAAGGGGTGTTGCATAATTGCAGCTTGATTTATCTTGACGAACCCTCTTAAACTCCGGAAGGCATGCAACCAGCAGAGCATGAACTGGCACAACTGAGGATTATGTTGAGTAATGAATGTAGTAAAAAGTGAACGTAAGCTCACTCGCAAACAGCAGTCACTCGTGGAACACCTCGTAGCAAATGGTGGAACGATCAAGGATGCGGCACACGCGGCAGGATATGCCGAGGGTGAGAGCGGAAGAGTGAGTGCAAGCAAGGCGTTAGCCTTGCCGCATGTGCAGGCGTATATGGTAGAGAAGATTAGAGAACAACTTGGGGTTAGGGCTACCCTCGCCCTGTCCACTGTGACAAAGCTAGCCAGCACTGCGAAGAGTGAGTACGTCCAGCTTGAGGCTAGTAAGGATTTGTTAGACCGGGCTGGTTTCAAGGCACCAGATAAGCATATGCATTTGCATGCTGGCGATATCCGAGTAGACATCGACCTTGGTTAGAGGGGGTAGGGGGGAAAAGTTGCGTTGCATGTAGTCGCCCACATCCCATACAAACATTTTTTCTTCTCAAGGCTCGAAAAAAAACTTATACTCCGAATGTCTTGATAGATTGAGGAATGTGAAGTGGTAAGTTTGTTACCAGAAAATGCGTACCAGTACGCTAGATTTAAAGTTGGAAACGCTGTTACCAATACTCTTGGTATTCCTTTTGCGGCTGGTGATACAAACATTGCTCTGTTGGCTGACGACAAGCTGGATGTTCTTAGGTCGGCTGTCGCAAAAGCGAAGGCAGATGGTAGAAGTTTTGTTTCTTACGAAGACTATCCAACTATGAAAGATGGCAACCGTCCTGAAAATTTTTATAGGGGTGGAAGGTTTGAACAATCAGACATTGACTTGTATGTGAAGTCTGCAACTGATCCTGTGTTTGAGATGTTTACCCTTGTAGGTGCATTTAATTTTAAGGACACTGCTGATGGTGGCTTTTCAATAAAGGACGCGTATAATTTTGATGCTTCAAAGTCTCCAAAAAGTAGGGTGGCTATGGATGCTTATTCCGAGCGTGTGTATGACGCACAAGATATAGATCAAACCTTTACATTTAATATTGCTGGCACAGTGCCGCCTAAAGACTCTGATGTAAATATTTTTGATTATGCTTATGCAAACAATTTTATCAGCGCGGCTTACAATACTATAGCTGATAGCTTTGCTGAGAAGGGTTCAGTTAAAACTGAAGATGCTCCATTAGAGTTTATTGCTCTTGCTAGAGAGAAGCTGACAAACTTCTTTGCGGCAAATCCAGAGATTCAAACTACCTCACTTACTGATATTGATATGCCTGACTTTGAGGACATGCCGGATGTTATGCAATACTTTGCGGCAGAGAAGTCTCCTGATGGTGGCTTCAAGATCTATGATAAGTTCAGAGACTCTGCACAGGATGTGGTGGAATCCCTTGGTGGTCTTTTAGATATTGATGTTGAGATTCCTTCTTTTGATAGAATGGTTGGAAGCATACCGGATGTTAATGTTAACATTCCTTCTCCCAGTTCTGTTTTGCCTGTAAGCATATTGAGTGATGAGCGCATGGAACAGATGCGCCAAGCTATTGATAAGCGTCTTTACAGCGACAGCATTGATGACATGGCTTTTGGTGAGGCATTTGCGAAAAGCCGCAGGGATGGTTTAGAAACATTTAATTGGCGTGGGAACTCCTACACTACCCAATACAAGGAAGAGGCTAATGTCTAAAGACCCCCGCCTTGTACGTTTAGGACTGAGGCGTTACAATCAAGTTAAGCGCACACCGAACCATCCAACTAAATCACATGTTGTGGTGGCAAAGGTAGGTGATAAGATCAAAACCATTCGTTTTGGTGAGCAAGGGGCTAAGACTGCTGGCAAACCAAAGGAAGGTGAGAGCGAGGCGATGAAAAAGAAACGTGCTAGTTTTAAGGCGCGTCATCGTAGAAACATAGCCAGAGGCAGATTGTCTGCGGCTTATTGGGCAAACAAGGTGAAGTGGTAGATAAAATGGATTTTAAATTTACAACATCCAAAAGTTTATTTGATATGGTAACAAAAGATTTCAAAGGATCGGTTGAAGATAAAGCTATGTCATTATCTGGTATAATGAATCCCTCAACTAATTATTTGGCAGAAAATTCTGGCAAACGAAGGCGTATGTATGAAATAGGACAGAATGTTCTTAGAAAAGAAATGAGAAAAGCGCGTACTCAAATTAAACAAATGGATGCTTCACCTGAAGAAAAACGTAAAGCTAATGCGGCGGCACAAAAGCAAGTTGAAGCAATAGATACTCAATTTAAGAGTTTTTTGGGATTTAAAAAATAAATGAAGAATCCTATGGCAAAGTCACTGCTTGATAAGAAATACAAGCAGCGCAAAGTAAAGCCCAAGAAGGGTAAGGGATCCTACAAGCGGGGATCTTACTGATGAAGGGCGTACCTCACTTCAAAAAGGATGGCTCTTTGTTTAAGGGCAAGACTCACAAGATGGAGGGTGGTGAGGTGCATACTGGTGCAAGCCACACTAAATCTAGTGAGAAGCTATTCCATTTGAAAGAGTTGCCCAAGAAATCCAGGCAACGTGCTTTGACTTCTATGAAGAGGAAAGCATAATGGCTGTCAATGCGGCAGGGAATTACACGAAGCCAGCAATGCGGAAGCGCATATTTAATCGCATCAAGGCTGGTGGCAAGGGTGGTGCGCCGGGGCAGTGGTCTGCTCGGAAGGCTCAGATGCTTGCTAGAGAGTACAAGAAACGTGGTGGCGGGTACACTAGTTGAAGAGGCGTAACCTATGGCACTCAAAAAATCACAGAGAAGCCTACTTCAATGGGGCAAACAGAAGTGGCGCACCAAAAGTGGCAAACCTTCTACTCAGGGGCCAAAGGCAACGGGTGAACGTTATTTACCTGAAAAAGCGATTAAAGCTCTATCGTCCCGTGAATACGCCGCCACTACGTCTGCTAAACGCAGAGCGACTCGAAGAGGTAAACAATTTTCTAAACAACCGAAACGAATTGCAAAAAAGACAGCGAGGTACAGATCCTAATGTTCTTGCATACAATAAATGAAGAAGAACGCAGAATACTTAGAACGATTGTAAAGAAGGTGCATCTGAAGCATCACCCCAAAGAATTTTGTACTGATTACGAAGCTGATAAACTCATATCCATTATCGCGCCGGAGGTTGTAGAAAAACTGATGAAAGTCGGCAAGGATATGAAAATTGACGACCTTTAAGTATAAACCAGATGGTGACACGCTTAAAACCTTTATGAAGGATAGCACCTTCTTCAGAGGTTTGCGTGGGCCTGTAGGCTCCGGCAAATCTGTTGGTTGCTGTGTGGAGGTATTCCGCAGAGCCTTAGAGCAAGAAAAGAATGAGGAAGGTATACGCAGATCGCGCTGGGCAATCATTCGTAATACCAACCCGCAACTTAGAACTACTACAATCAAGACATGGCTGGACTGGTTTCCTGAAGATACATGGGGCAAGTTCCAGTGGTCTGTTCCCTATACGCATCACATCAAGCAGGGTGACTTAGATCTGGAAGTTATCTTTCTTGCTCTGGATAGACCGGAAGATGTGAAGAAGCTGCTTTCTCTTGAATTGACTGGCATCTGGATTAACGAGGCTAGGGAAATACCCAAGTCTATTATTGATGCCTGTACAATGCGCGTTGGACGTTTCCCGTCTATGCGTGAGGGTGGCCCGACTTGGACGGGCGTGATTGCAGATACTAACGCACCGGAGGAAGACCATTGGTGGCCTATCATGTCAGGAGAAGTACCAGTTCCAGATCACATCTCGGCAGAAGAGGCAAGGATGCTGGTTGCTCCAGACAACTGGAAGTTCTTCACTCAACCAAGCGCAATGATAGAAATAAAAGACGAGAACGGAACAATTACAGGATACCAGCCAAACGAGAGTGCAGAAAACCAAAAAAATATGTTGAAGAGTTATTACTCGAATCTGATACAGGGCAAGACGAAAAGCTGGATAGACGTATATGTGATGAACCGCCTTGGCAATATCAACGATGGAAAACCAGTATACCCGATGTGGGTGAGTGATATTCATGTTGGTAAAGAGGAAATACCTATAGCTTCTGGTGTGCCTGTATACGTTGGCTTGGACTTTGGGCTGACTCCTGCGGCTGTGTTTGGTCAGTGTGTGCGCGGCAGATGGCTTATCTTGCAAGAGATAGTGGCGTTTGACATGGGCATTGTAAGGTTTGCTGAACTACTTCGGCAGGAGATTGCAACCCGATACTCTGGCTGTGAGGTTAATATTATTGGTGATCCTGCTGGTGACTTTAGAGCGCAGACAGATGAAAGCACACCCTTTCAGGTATTGCGTGGTGCAGGATTGACTGCTCGTCCAGCACAATCAAACGATGTGTCACTGCGTATTGAGGCTGTGGCCGGAACTCTGAACCGAATGGTTGAGGGTCAGTCAGGCTTGCTCGT